AAAAATATGCGAAAACTCGCACAGAGCACTTTAAAGATATAACAATAGCCGTTCTGATAACTGGAATAGTATGCTTTGGGCTGGGAGTAAAATTCCAAGCCGATAGAAATACCGAAATCCAAGAAGCTATCAAAGAAGTTACAGTTAACTCAGAGACGGCAAAAAAATAACCGGGGCGGTTGCTGAGTCGAAACCACCGGCAACAACATCAAAGCCCCCTATAGCACCTTTAACAAATTGCCAAGCAGTCGCCAACGAGATAAGCAAATATAGCGATTGGGACCATCAAATAATGCTGGCAATAGCAAAAGCAGAAAATCGGACTTGTGATCCTACCCGGCACAATCTCACCAAGAGTGAAACACATTACAATAATCGAGGTGAAGTGATTTGTGTGGGATCCTATGGAGTTTTACAAGTCGGCTGTTTACACTACCGGACCGGCGAAGATATCAACGATCTCGCCACGAACGTAAGAATAGCCCATAAAGTTTATTTGTTACAAAAATATACCGCTTGGACTCAGTATCGAAATAGTAAATATAAGAGTTTTTTATAAGAAAGGAAGAGCCATGATAAATTTATACGAATATCAGAAGAAGTATTTATCTGATTTACCAGCCCGCGCGATTATGGCTGCGGACACTGGAACCGGTAAGACGTTCATGGCTCTCGCACATTATGAGAAACACGGGAATAATTTACCATTGTTGATACTTGCTCCAGCGAGCAAAATCCGCACCGGCGATTGGGAACGTGAAATCACTGAATACTTTGGAGCTGGCAACGAGCCAGAATATCAAATATTCTCATATGAGAAATTCAGCCGAACACCTAGCTTGTCAGCCTTTAAGAACGGTAAGCGAGCTGTCTGGCATCAGTTTGTGCCTACTTACGGCGGACGCCAACACGCGATCATCTGTGACGAGGTACACCGCGCCAAGAACCCACAATCAGGTATCGGCAAGAGAGTATTTTTAGTCAGCCGAGATGCGCCGTTTTTCGTTGGACTATCAGCCACACCACTACCAAATGGCTGGATTGATTTTGCTAACTATTCAAAGATATGGGGTTTTACTAAAAACATCACAGCTTTTAAAAATAGATATTGTGATATCAAAACTTACAAGGGATTCCCCGAGATCGTTGGTTACTGGCACGAAGATCAGTTGACACAACAATGGCAGTCGATCAGCAAGCGACTTATAAAGAAGGATGCGCTTGATCTACCAGCCCGAACATTCATCGGTGTTGACTTCAAGAAACCACAGAAGTATCTTACCACCCTAGTAAAGCGGGTAACTGATGATGGTAAATTACTTGACACAGCACCAGCTTTAACCCACGCATTACGCCAAACGCTTACCAGCCCTAAACTTGACTACTTAAAAGATTTGCTTGTCGGCACGACTGAGAATGTGGTTGTGTTTTACAACTATGTATCCGAGAGAGAAGCAATTCTTAAAATGTTAGAAGACAAAGACCTAAAAGCAAAAACAGTATTTCGTCAGGATGGAGATAGACACGAATTGCCATCAAAAGCTGATTGGTCCAAAGTTAATAATTCGATAACCCTATCACACTACAAGAGTGGATCAACCGGTGTTGAAATGACATATGCCACACAAGTTGTATATTTCAGCCCGACATATTCATTCGCTGAATACTTGCAGTCGATCGGCCGAGTATATCGCAATGGCCAACAAGAAAAAACTACATTCTATAACTTTCGAACACCAACAACTATCGAAGAAGATATCTACACAGTATTAAGAACTAAGAATGATTTTCAGATCTCACAATGGGTTGAGAAAATTGATAAGGAGAAAAAATAATGTTGAGCAAAGTTAAAACAGCCCAGGTTCGAAATATGTGTATCTGGTGGGACGGCACAATGCGACCAATGAAGGGCCACATGGGAAATTGTCGTTGGAAGTTTGATGGATATTTTTGGGTCCATAATCCACTGCCTAAAATATATGATCTCACAAAAGGTGAACAACCGATCGATGGTATTAATATTACAGGCGTAAACAAAATAATTGTGCATGAGCAAGGAGAAAGTTTTGAGATGGATGATAAAGAATTATTGGCAAGAAAATTCCATGAAACCTATGAGCGTTTAGCTCCACTGTTTGGATATGAAACCCGAGAAGATACCAAAGAGTTTGACCTTAACAGTCCAAACGGTCAACTCATGATAGCTGTATGTGATGAGGTTTTCACCCAACAACTCAATAAGGCTGAAGTGGATGCGAGGATAGATGAGCTACAAATACACAGGGGTGACGCAATAGAAGGCGGCAAAGCTGGAATAGTTTTATCGTATGAATATGTAGAGGCTCGTATCGCCACCCTCAAACAACAACTAAGGGAGGGCAAGTGATGAAAATATTTTCAACATTTACTGGAATAGGAGGATTTGAAATTGGAATACAGAATGCTTACCGAAGTACGGAGCGAAGCGGCTCGAGCCGAACGTCGAAGAATCAAGGCAAAGACAGGAAAAGACTACAGCAATCGTCGAGACAAGATATTGGTACCTCGGAACGATCAGTTAGTGCAAGCATTGCAAACGAGATTGACAATGGACCATTATTTGTTGGTTATTCCGAGATCGACAAGTATGCAATATCAGTCTACGAAAAACATTTTAAAGGAGTTAAAAACTATGGAGACATCACAAAAATTAAAGCAGAAGAACTCCCCGATTTCGACTGCCTCGTTGGTGGATTTCCTTGCCAAGCATTTTCTATCGCTGGGAAACGAGCTGGTTTTAACGATACTAGAGGGACGTTATTCTTTGACCTTGCGAGAATACTGCGAGCAAAACAACCTAGACTATTCGTCTTTGAAAATGTTAAAGGGCTTCTCAGCCACGACAACGGCAACACTTTCAGAACCATCATCGCCACGATTGATGAGCTGGGGTATGATTGCCAATGGCAAGTGCTTAACAGCAAGAATTACGGAGTCCCACAAAACCGAGAACGCATTATCATTGTCGGACATCTTAGAGGGACACCCCGACCCGAAGTATTTCCTATCGCCAGAGCAAACAGCCAAGCTATTGAGCAAATAAATAATCCGAGCCATAGCAATGATCAAGTGTATGACCCAAATGGCATTTCACCCACACTCAATACGGCGCAAGGTGGGAATAGGCAACCATTTATAATAGGAGGACTACAGGCTCATGCGTCAACAATGGTTAATTGTTCGACTGCTCTTATGGAAGCTATGGGAAAAGATGGTGGTCATACTCCAATGGTGAACGCTATCCGCAGGCTCACTCCGTTAGAGTGCGAGCGTCTACAGGGATTCCCCGATAACTGGACTAAATACCTTTCCGACGGGTCGCTCACATCAGATACTCAGCGGTATAAGATGTGCGGGAACGCAGTCACTACTAATGTAATACAAGCGGTGTTTGAAAAAATATTAGAATAACTAAAGGATAAGGAGATAAAGTAATGGAATCAAATGATAATGGGCTCGAGCTACAGTGTGCAGACTGCAAAGAGGTGTTCGGCGGTTACGAATGCAAAGATTGTGGTGGAAACATGTTAGTTCATACTCAACCCACTAACCAACAGAGTGATGATGCGGAAGATGAGTTAGCAAAGATATTTGTTAATACTGTACCTAAAATTTATCCGTGGGAATCTAGTCTTAAACAGCAGTTACAGGCCTTCATCAATTCTAAAGCGCTTGAATTATTAGATGAGCTGGATGAGGCTAACTTCGCTTGTGTAGAGTCATGCGAACCAGATTGTGATGACTTGCGACACGCTAGACACACTGGATCCTGGGATCATTACACTAAGATGAGTTCAGTAATCAAAGAGTGGAGGCAACGATATGAGTAGCTCACAAAACCAAGAATTTCGACAATATATACAAATTGAGGGTCGCTGGCGTCATGTATATATTATTAGTATTCATCATCAATTGACTTTGTCGGGTAAAGACCAAAAAATGGTTGAGTACAAATTATCAAAAAATACAAAAATTTCACATATGGCCGAACGAGAAAAATTCTTTAAATACAAACCAAAAACTCGTAAAAATACAGATAGAATAATATAATTAAAAAAACATTTGACAACATCTAGTCTTAACTGATAATATTAAACAACAAGGCAAGCAAAGGACATAAATGACTCAAGAAAATGCAATTCAATTAATGCTAGAAGGCCACAATGTTTTCTTAACTGGTGAGCCGGGAGCAGGAAAAACTTATACTCTCAACAAATTTACTGAGTACGCTCGTCAGCTTGGTAAACGAATAGCTATTACTGCTTCAACTGGTATTGCTGCGAGCCATATCGATGGTGTGACAGTTCACTCATGGAGCGGGCTAGGTATTGCCGAGAAAATTTCAGATAAAGAATTAGAAACATTGAGTTGGAAAAGTTATTTTAAAAGAAAATACAATCAGTGTGATATTTTAATTATAGATGAAGTGTCGATGCTTCACGGTTATTATTTAGATATGATCGAGAGAGCTTGTCGATGGACTCGTGGTAATGATCTGCCCTTTGGAGGGATCCAATTAATATTAGTAGGTGATCTGTTTCAATTACCTCCAGTAGTGAAAAATGGTAGTCCTGATTATGTTCATCAATCTGAAGCGTGGCTCAAAGCCGATATGCAAATTTGCTATTTAACTGAGCAACACCGACAAGATGCCGACGATAAATTGTTGACCTTGCTTCGGGCCATGCGAGCTGGCAATTTCAACGCCGAACAGCGTCAATGGCTTGAGAGTAGACAGAGTTTCTCGGTTGACGATAGTATAACTAGATTATTTACTCATAATATTGATGTTGACACCTTAAATCATCGTAAATTAGAAGACCTAAAGACACCAATTCAAACCTATAGCATGATTGAAACAGGGAATTCTTATCGGGTTGCTTCAATGAAAAAAGGGATTCTTGCCCCACCGACACTATATCTCGCCGAGGGAGCCGAGGTGATGTTTGTCGCTAATAATTGGAAAGAAGGGTTTGTAAATGGAACTCGAGGGGTTGTTATTGGATTTATGAGCGATGGAGCTCCAATAGTTGAGACTAAAGACGGTTCAGAATTTATCGTTGAAAGACATAGTTGGAAAGTTTACGATGAAAGTGGCCAAGATGTTGTAGTAGAGGTAATTCAATATCCACTCAGATTAGCCTGGGCCATAACCATTCATAAAAGTCAGGGCATGAGTTTGGATGAGGCAGAGGTCGATTTAGGCCGAGCTTTTACACCTGGCATGGGTTATGTGGCACTGTCTCGCATAAAGAGCTTAGATGGACTGTTCCTCGCAGGTTTAGGAGAGAGAGCGTTCAGTATGGACCCCGATATTAGGGAGTTTGATAAAATTTTAAAAAAAGGAAGGAGTTATCATGCTTAAAAGAAAGTTGATCAATAGAACTATAACATTCAGAGAAGAAGATATAGAATATATTGAAAAAGTTATGATTGAGAATGATCAAAATCGTAGTCAGGTTATTCGAGCCTTGATCAAAAATCATCGAGAACTAAATGAAGTTAAAGGAGGAAAGTAATGGCTCAACTAGTATTAATAATATCACCGAGCGGTACTGGTAAATCTAGTTCGTTGCGGAATTTAACCAAAGAGGAAGCTGCCGTTGTATTATGCAGCGGTAAGGATCTGCCATTTAGACACGATTTAAGCACTTTTGTACCAAAAAATTATATTGATATATTCAATGTAATTGAACAGAGCAAGAAGCCAGTGATCGTTATAGATGACGTGAACTACATGATGAGTTTCGAAGAAATGAATCGCGTCAATGAAGCTGGTTATGCTAAGTTTACACAGATGGCTAATAATATGTTCCAGGTTTTCAAAAAAATCTTGGACAAGCCTAGTGATCAAACCTTCTATCTAATGGCTCATGCAGCCGAAGATGAAGATGGTAAGATCCGATTCAAGACAACGGGCAAGATGTTGTCCGAGAAAATCGTATTGGAGGGGTTAACCAACATAGTCATCGCCAACGAGATTCTCGACGGCGAGTTTGTGTTCCGTGTGCAAACTAACGGTACGGGTATCAAAACTCCTATTGGTATGTTCGAAACTCCTACGATTCCGAATGACCTTAAATTAGTCGATCAGGTTATTCGGAAGTTCTATAATAAAACAACTAAGCCAGCGGCCAAAGCGCCAGGCAATAAGGGGGATAAAAAATAATGTTTATAAGACGATCACATTTAAATAGTATATTAAGAAGGCTTAATACTCTCGAAAGGCAAAATGAAACTCATAGTCGCTTTTTACACAATGATTATGACAAACTTGATAGAGATAACCAACGGTTAGAGATATTAGAAAATAGAATTGGGATTGAAAAACCTACCGCTTTTGATGAATTTATCCGAAGATTTGGATTTTATTCTACAGAGGAACCCAAACTGGCACTAACAGCAATCGTGCATCAGTTGGTGGAATATCTTGGGCTGACTATAGAGAGCTCTTCCTCGAGGGCAAGACTTGTAAAAAAAACAGTTAAACCAGTAAAAAAAATTAATAAAAAAGGAGAAAAATAATGGTAAAATTTAGCGATGATCATAAAAAAGAAATAAACAACGATTATTTTGAAATAGGTATTCACAAGGTACAAATTATGCTTGTTGTATTTAGCAAAACAGATGATGGCCGTGAATATGTAGAATTCACCGTTACTGATCCAGAAACTCAAACTAAAGAAGGTAAGGCTCGATTGTGGTTCACAACAGATAAAGCCATTGGTTATACATTCAATGCTATTCGAGGTATATTTGTTCATAATTCACCAGAAAATAAAAAAGAAGCTATCCGTAAAAAAGTTGATGCAGTAAAAGACACCGATGAGCTCGATAAGTTGTGCCAGTTACTTGTTGGCAAGGAAGCTTGGTATGAGATTTCTGAGGACGACATTCGAACTTACCAAAACGAAAAGGGTGAAACAAAATCTAGTCTCAATAAAAATATTACTGGTTATAAACCAACACCGCGTAAGATTAAAGCACCAACTACTGGAACTACTGTAGCTTCCTCAGAGGAGAGTGAGGAGAGTGAGGAGAGTGAAGATACCGATGAAGTAATGGCAGGGTTTTAATATGGAGTTTCAATATTTTGAAGGTGAGCAACGATCTCCAGAGTGGTTCAAAATACGACTTGCCAAAGTAACTTCAAGTAGACTCTCTGATTGGTTGGCAGTTAGTAAAGCTAAAGCTACTGCCGGTCAACCATTAAAAGCTCGCTTAGACTATGAAAAAGAATTATTGTTTGAACGAGTATTCGGCACTAGTTTTGAAACATATGTATCTGAAGCGATGCAGGATGGTATTGACTATGAAGATCTAGCCCGTAGAGAATACAAGCGGGTTAAAGGGGTGGAAGTTATTCCTGTTGGTTGTTGGTACAACGATTATTTCGTTGCTTCACCCGATGGGGGTATTTCTACCGATGGTATTGCTGAAATAAAAATAGTAAAAGATAATTCGTTTACTGATCTTTTGACCGGATCTTTTGACAAAAGTGGGGAACATATTCCTGCTTTAAGCGAGAATGGGTTGCTTAGTAAGTGGTGGAAGCAAGTTCAGGGCCAACTATGGGCGAGTGGTAAGGAATGGTGTGATTTTATCGCCGTGAACTTCAATACTAAAAAAATAAAAATAGTTCGTATCTTCCCAGATGTTGAGTTCCATAAGTGGGTTGAATTAACTATAGTCGAAGAATTCACTCTTGATGAGACTATTTTCGACAGTTCAGAACTTTATGATTTGGTAGAGTTGAAAGAAGCAGAACAACCGATTTTAACAGCCGAAGAAGCGACGCAAGACATTAAAGCACTAGGATTTTAAGGAGGTTTAAAAATGGAATTAAATAAAAGAATCAGACAAAATGCGCTGAAAGTTGCGTTTATCGCACAAACATATCCAGAAAAGAATATCATTGAGATATCACAAGTATTCCAAACATCGCCGATTGAGTTCAATGCGGCAGCTTGGGCGGCTCAAGATCTCGGGTACTTCACGGTAGCTCCTGATAATAGTATTAAGCTCGGTGACATTCCAAAGAATTGGGGTGAGCTCTATGAGCTTGATGAGCTTGATGAATTTGGTGAGCTTGTGGAGCACTTAATGGTTGAACTCCCATATGTATTGAAAAAACTTAATGCCGAGGAAGCCGACATAGAGGAAGAATATCTTGGTAATTGGGCTGCGGGGTTCCCTGCTCAAGATGTTATCATCGCTACGAAACTGTTATTGGCTCAAAAGAAGATCGCCAGTTATGAGGTAAAGAACGAAACTCATGTTAAGCCAAATCGTGAGCAACGTCGAGCCGGTGTTGAAGAAAAAACGATTGTTGATACATACGTTTTTTATACACTCCCAGAGAACATCGATAAAAGATGGGGTGAAAAGCAGTTTGAAGACAAAGAATTGTTGCAAAAAGTCGAAGGGTAATTTATAGTATAGAGTGTCCTCGTTATAGAGTACGCGCCTTTGCTTGAAACGGGCCCTTCGGGGCCCTTTCTCTTTTAAGGAGTAAAATGATAGATATAGAAGAATTCAGAAAAATATTTGATCCAGATAATATTGATATAGTTAAAAAGATTTTCCCAGAAGCAGAGACCCTTCAAATAAAAACGATTATATGGAAGGATAAAAAGGTTACTACATATGATTACGAATCTTTTGTAAAAACTATAAAAACTTGGATTAAAGAAAATAATTGGACCAAAGAACAAGCCCTTGACGAATGGTTTAGTATGGTCTAGGGTTAGTGTGTGAGATGTAGTTCACAGGGATGTGAACCACTAAAAAACGGCTACTGTGCGAGGGTAGCCGTTTTTTATATTGTGCGACATTGAGCTTTTAGCGCCCTAAAAGGTTCTGTAACCATGCTACAACACCTGACGGTATGCCGATTACAAGCAATAAGGGTATTAAATTAGTTCTAGCGTACTCTATAGTGGCTTCTGGAACTCCAGGAACCGCCCATACAACTAAGACTAGTCCAATTAAAGCACCGACAATTGCTTGTAGTGCAGTTCTTACTCCTTTATCTAGTGGTGTTCTTTCCATAATATTTACTCCCAATTAACGCCAAAGAACTTTGCAATGGCTTTTAATATTTTAATAATTAAATTTGTGTTTTGCAATATAACATCACCATTGCCGGGTGTATTAGGATTTATATCTAATGGTGGTTCTGGCACGGGTTCTCGAGATGGTTCAGGAGTAGGAGTTTCTACTGGCACTTCGCCAAAATTATCGAGAGGTAAGCCCCAATCTTTATTGTTATCTTTGGCCCACTGACTTCTTGCCCAAACCTTACTGTCAGCAGTTGTTTGCTTCTCTACTAAAGATACATCTACCCCAGCTTTGATGACTTCTCCTATAATCTTTTTGGTAGTAAGATCTACGACAAAAGTATCGGTGAGTAATCGCATCTTTCGAGGCACCGCAAAAGGCTCCCATTTTGGCTCAATAGAAGGTGGTTGAGTAACTTGAGGTACATAGTCTTTACAATCTTTAACATTAAATCCGTGTGTAGCTCTAACAGCCCCATTATTATAGGAATAAGCAGTCATATAGTATTCAGCTCCTACAGCGTTCTTAGCAACCGCTACAACGTCGATTATGGCTCCCTGTCCATATGGTTTAATAGCTTGAACCTTAGTCCAGTCAGTAAAATTAAAATTCCATAAATTTGCAGTCCGGATTAATTCTATCCGCTTAGCAGGGATCCTTGTATAACCGATATATGCTAAAGGAGGTAATGTGGGATTCAATTGTGCTGTTACGCTATCCCATACAATCTTAGCATAGCCTTTATCTTTTAGATCAGCAGGGCAAAGTGTGATTTTGTTTGCCACATCTTTATGATATTCAATCCCTGCATTAGGCCACCTTTTCCGCAGCTCAGCTATAAGACGTCCTAAATTGTCAAGAGTGGCTTTGTCATAGTAGCCTCTCCAATCTCCTCTAACTTCTATAGTCAGCGACTCGTTATTAGATCGCCAGTTTCCATTAGTCCAAGCGGTGTCGTCGGTGTCAACATATTGTTCGATTTGGCCTGATTTGTTACCTACCCAAAAATGGCTAGAACTATTTTTATAAGGGCTAGCCCATAGATAACGGAGAGTATCTTCCCATCCGGCCGAATGGTGGATCGTGATAAACCTAATCGGTTGCTCACGACCTCTCGAAAAATTACTGCTTGAAGCTTGATAAAATGCTATACCTGGAATTCTCATATTCTACTCCTTTGCTTTTATTTTATTCCACTTGGCATGAGCGCCAAGAGCTAATAATGTTCCTATAAAAGAACCAACAACTGCACCACTCACCCAATAAGCTAACCACATAAACCATAATTGACTAAAAATACTCATTTTTTTACACTCCTTATTCGTTGTTCATTATTTAAAACACTATTTATAGCTTTAAGAATTTTATCTCCATTTTCTTGAGTCGTTTTTTGAAATTCACGAGGTAAATTTTCTAATGCTTTCAGGCTTTTAGCTATATCTTGTAGTGGAATCTCTTTATAAGCAGCGATTTGCCCTTGTAGCACAGATATAGCTCTTTCATTTTCAGCATGTTTTTTAAGTTGTTCTCGGTTTTCCATCTCCATTGTTTTTATTCTAACTTCAAGAGTAGTAATAAGTTTTGTTTGTTGATCAATAGTTTCTTTTGGCAAGCGAGATTTTACATATAAATATGCTAAAACAGCTCCCACTACTAGTTCTGATCCAAAAATAATTGTGTCTAATTCTTTCATCATATCCTTAAGTAAGATTTATAGGATAATCGGCATTAATTAATACTTCGTCATTAGTTCCCCATGTATGAGGGGCGGTAGTGGTAATTCCAGCTGCGGAAGAATATGTGCCGGTAGTAATCATAATAGTTGGAAGGAAATGACCTACACCGCTCGATTGTAGAAGTCCAGTATAACTCGCTACACCGTTATCATTACATCGAACCGTACCATAAAATATCTGTTCGAGTGCCGGAACCTGGATTATCTTCATTGGAGATGTTAACGATATAGCGGTTCCGCCTATGGATGTTGTAGATCCAAACAAAACCCTTGTTTGAACATTACATTTTCTTCCATTGATTATATATTGACCTGTCGAAGTACCATTACCAAGTGTTAAGTTCGTATAAACCGGGGAATAAGATAATCTTCTTGTTGTGAATATCGGTCTATTAACTATGACAGAGGTGGCAGGAACACTCCAGTTATAAAGAGCTGATGCACTAAGAGTGGCATTAAAACGACCAACTACTTCATATTCGTCAGTAGTAGTCGCGTTTGTGATAGTAGAAATAGCAGCATATTTTTCGTCAGCCGGTGTTGTATTAAAATCATTATAAGTTGTTGCATATGGTATTCTGGAGAACCCAATTACCACACCGTCCACAGTATTGTACCCAAGATAAACAAAGTAATCTATCTCAAAAGTTGCAAGACCGTTTGTACCAGCATTACACCAGTTAGTACCAGCGTTTTTAGTGACAGAGAGAGCAGTTGTAATAGCTCGAATTGTATCACCAATACGAACATAAACAGGATTATCAGTGGTAGGGTCAGTGCCAGCTAGAGTTTTTATAGCAACAGTTAAATTATTTGTTGCTACAGTTCGAGCTATCTTTCCGTTAAGAAGGAACCCTTGTGGCGCATTTAGAGAAGTGGCAATTGCTGCCGTTTTTATCTCTCCGTTATCCTTATGAGAAACTCGAGCCAAGGCGACCATTTGATTCACTTGTTCTGTATTTGGCTTAATAACTACAATTTGACCGGCTGTATTGCCGATATCAGTATAGCCAGGAGCGTAACTATCAATAACAATGTTACCAGCATCTAAGTGGCCATAACCAATAGTCATGCTTGCATTACTAATATAATTATTAGGGTTCTTGGTTCCGGTCACAAAAATAAAGCTATTAGGCCAATTATCAACATTGTCAACGTCAATTGTTGTAGCTCCGACAATTCTATCATTTTCTATATTAGCTACAACCGCCTCACCTGTCCCGTCGCTTGCACTTAATTTACTGTAATCCATGTTTAGCCCCCTTTGATATTCTATTTTTATTGTAGCACAATTATTTTTTTAAAGCATTATAATTTTATAAACAAAAAGAGGGGCGTAAAACCCCTCTCTTTTAAGATCATAAAGATCAATCGTTCTCAAGACTAGCGATAGCATTGACTTTCTTAGACAAAGCAAAAGTATCACCACGATCACGCATCTGGATCTCAATACCAGAGAAACCAGGAACCTTATCAAGCACAACGAAGCCGTCACCTTTTGGATCCATTTTCGGTGTAACATTGATGATCGCTTTCTTATCAGTAACGATAGAATAAACACCAGCTCCCAAGTATGCATCAGGAGTCTCAACTACTTTAGCACCAGCTAGTTTACCAATATAACCATTTTTACCATCAGAATATCCTTCACTCGAGCCGTACTATTGATAAAGTTAAGACTGGAGGAGGTAGTCTTGGTAATATCATCGCATGGGATGGATATGATATTGCTTCCCATATGCGTGCTCTTATCAACTATACTGCCTCGAGTGACGGAGATTCTGATGGGAAAGATGGTGATAGTGGTAAAC